ATCTACTGTGCTTTTGATCGCATCATACTTGCCTTGTTGAAGCAGTTGAACCGATTCTAGTATTGCAGCTTTTAGTTTTTGATTCTTACAAAAGTCGATTGTCTTGTCTTTTATGTAATCTGAATCTAAAGCATCGATATGTTTCATCACATCTTTTAGATTATCAATTACAGTAGTTTTTAGAACATCTTGTTCAATACTATCAATCTCAACTTTCATTACCTCCAGAGTGGGAGTAGTTTTATAGTCGTCAAAATAACCTGCAATCGTCTTTGCAATCCATTGCGATGATTCTGAAGAAAAGTATGTTGGATCAAGTATGTCATGTATCTGTTGTAGGTAGATTCGATCTTTAATTAAGACCGCTAACAGCTTACTTTGAAAACCAGCTCCGTATAATTGAAAAGTATCTTGTGTTCCCATGTGGATGAATATACGGTTTATTAATGTAACTTACAACAAATTTGTGTATTGATTTATTTTAGTAGTAACGTCTCGTAACCACATTTCTGGATTACGTATAGCATTTGTCATACCGTCTTCGATTAGTAGTCTGTGAAATGTCATCTTTGCTAGACTACGTCCTTCAGCATCCATACTATCATGTATGCGAAGTTGTGTAGTTGCGTTTAGTAATGTTTCACCTAACTGCATTATCTTATGATACAATTCTATATCTTCAACATTATCCTCTACAATGTTGTAGGCTTTAATTTTAGAGTCTTGCCCCAGATCTTTATTGTAACTGAAGAATTCTTTGAGATTGATTACTTCTTGTTCGGCCATCCGTGGCCATCTCTTCAATATTGTCTTCAGCTTTAGGCCGGGAGCTCCTGGAATATTATCCGAGGAGTCCCCTTCCAAAGCTCGATACACTGCGAAGTTTTGAGGAATGACTCCATACTCACTATACACATCATCTTCATAATACAATTTCTTTTTCGTTGGGCTCCATACGTGTACGTTATTGGATACCAGTTGTAAGAAATCCTTATCGGATGACATAATAAATGAGTGGGAGTCTTTCGGTGTAAGTATGTTATTTGCGATGTAAGCAATTACATCATCAGCTTCTGCTCCATCTAAAGTTATTACGGTGATCGGTAAAGTCTCAAGATAGTCAATCAATCTAATTAATTGTTCTAGTTGATTATCTTCCTTGTCTACGGATTGAGCTCTGTTGAGCCTAATGCTGACTTTACGTGTTGCCTTGTATTCTGGATACAGCTTTCTTCTAGCAGCTGATCCATTTTTACCATCAAACACGACAATGACCCGAGTTGGGCTCATCGTCTTGATAGCATGACCCATACTAGATAAGAATCCTGAAACCCCACCGCAATGCTCACCATTAGCGTTTAGGGTGGGTGTTGCTGAGTAAGCTCGTATAAATGTGTTTAATCCATCTATGATTAATACTCGGTCGTCTCTGTGTTTAGATTCTTCTGTCTCACGCAACTTTAATTGATTGAGCAATTTAGCATACTTATTTTTCATTCCTCGTCTTGGTTTAGTGGTGTATCGATTCCTTCCATATTGGATGTGTCAATTGTTAGCTCATCCGGATCAATCTCCGTCTGTGTTTTGTAATGCGATACACTATTCTGTTCAATAGCATTTTTGCAATACGCTCTAACTTCTGGCCTCTTGAGTATGTCTCTCCACTCTTTACTTTGGAATTTAACAACCTCTCCAGTATCCTCCATTATGAGGGTGTACCAAGATCCTCCCACTGTTATAACTTTATACTTCTTGAGTGTGTCTAACCAACTAGCGTCATCATCTATTCCAGAGTCAAAGTATATACTGAACTTCGCTTTCTTAAAAGGAGGTCCATATCTATTCTTTACGACTGTGGCTTGTGTGTTTACGCCAATTATATCTCCATCACTATCCTTAATCTTACCAACTGCTTGAAGTCTAACTCTACAGCTTGCATGGAATGGCAAAGCCTTTCCTCCACTTGTAGTGTATTTGTCTCCAAACATAGCACCTAACTTTTCTCTCAACTGATTTGTAAACGCTAAGATTACTTTTTCTTTTCCAATAAGATTAGTTATCTTTCTCAACGCTTTTGACATAATGATAGCCTTAGATGTTGCCCATCCATCTTTATCGTAATCAGCATCTTGCTCTATCTTCGTAGTAGCTGCTGCTACTGAATCTACAACAATTGTAACGAGTCTGTCTTTATTATTCTTACGAATATCAAGTATAAGATTCTCTATTGCTTCAAATATGTCTTCAATTGTATCCATTGGTAGGTACAGCATGTTCTTCACATCAACTCCAATTGCAGTAAGAAACTCTTCACTTAGTGCATTTTCAGTATCAATGTAAACTGCTATACCACCTTTCTTCTGAGTATTAGCTAATAGGTGAGCTGCGATCAGAGATTTACCGGACGCTTCAAGCCCGGTAAATTCTGCGATTCTTCCTACTGGTAATCCTCCGTTAGGTCGATTTGATATGGCAAGGTCTAGATCTGTCGATCCGGTTGACACCCAATCCGAAAGATCGGTTTGTGTTTTCTCTTCTCCTAAGAAGTGAACAGCTTTGAAGTCTTTAAACTTCTTATTTAGACTTGATGCCAACTCTTGAGCTAGCTCGTCCCTTCCCGCTATTTCATCGGGTGTAACTTTTGCTTTTGCCATAACTGTTATGAATTAAATAAATCTCCGAATGCTGTAGAGATGTCCTCTGTTGTACTTGCCGTCTTAGCTCCAGTGATTGGGGCTTTGGTTGTTGTAGTGGATTGAGCACCTTCACCTGGCTTTAACCATTCCTCCAATGATACCTTCATATCGTCATACGATAACTCAGTAAACATCTTTGTTAATTCTGGTTGTTTGTTAACAATCATATCTGCAACATTTTTATCTTCTGTTGCTGGTGTTGTATTAGGCTTCACTCTAACATTGTAAGATGGATAGCCACCTTCTTTGTCTGGAGCAATATGTTCGATTGTTACGTCACGACCATTTG